CTGTAGCATTTCTACTTCTTGTTGTACTAAATCTATACGTTTATCAAAGCCTGAAAGGTCAGGGCTGACATATTGAGATATGGTATCTTTCATCGTTAGATAATCCTTGTAAAATTCAAACGCGCCCCACGCACCACCAAGCAATGTACCTAGTGCTGTTAAGACAACGACTATCTTTCCGCCTTTAAACTTTAAACCCGCAAATTCTAATTCTGCCACTGTTGCATTACCATTTCGTTCATTAGCCCATCACTTCCTGCAAACAAGAAATATTGTGCTATATTGTTTGTTGTAAGTTCAGCATCAGGAATAAACTGATCTGTAAAAAATCCTTCAATATCATTCAGTTGTTTTTGTGAATCAAAGAATGATTTTGAATTACCTAATACTTGCATCACAATTAATGTTTTTAACTGATTTGCTGAATCATATCTACCTTTATCACCCATCTTCTCTAATATTTTTTTCGCCGCCACTTCTTTTTTACTTTCCTCTTGTTTAGGCTCTTCTTTAGGTTCTTCTTTTTCTTCTACTTCCTCAACCTCAACTTCTTTAGTTTCATTTTCAGTAGCCTCTGGTGCGCTTTCTTCCTGCTTAGGCTCCTCCTGCGTTTCAGGTTCAGGCTCTGTAGTATCTTCTTCAGTAGGTTCATTTTGTACCTCCTCTGGTTGCGGATCTGGCTCATTTACCTCTGGTTCAGGCATCTCCATTTCCATTTCCATCTCTGCTTCTATCTCTGTCTCAACACTCGCCACTTCTATTTCTGGCATTTCCATTTCCATCTCTGGTATTTCTACCTCCATGACAGGCATTTCTATTTCCATTTCCATTTCAACCATTTCGTAAGAAACTTCTGTATCTGGTTCTTCAATTGGTTGTATATCTATTTCACCACCTGGTTTTTCTACAAAATCATTATGATCAAAAAAATCTTCTACAATATCTATAACTTCTGTTTCGGTACTACCACCGTAAGCAACCCACATTTCTACAGATGTAATCGTTTGTTGTACTATTGTAGAAATAGTGTTGTATAACACACGAATGCTTACGTCATCAAAAACTGGGCCCACGGCTAAATTCACATCACGTCCGCCTACCTCTATAATTAAATTTGTAATGGTGCCTGAAAAATCAAAGCCACTTTCGTATACTTGATAACCACTATTAACACCCGACTCCGATAAAATATCAGTACCACTAAATACCTCAGTAGTTCCGTCTCTTCCTGTAATATGCATATATATTCTATCTTGAGCATCTTGCTTATCAACTTTGATAGAATAGTTAGTTCTACCTCCATATTTTATATCGAGTTCAGATACATCAACTGTTTGTATAAAGGTGGTTCCCATTCCTTCAACACCCATAGCGCTTGTATTATTATCAGACCCTGTAATTTCAGCGCATCTATCAGTTCCTAAATCACCACAATAAGTTCCTGTAGGCATACTAGCGGGACCTTGGCCACCCCAGTCTGAGCCCATTGAACCGTCCTTCGAAGTCGCTACATATCCGTTGTCACTATCAAGAATATCACCACTATCTTTGTTTTCGACGGTGGTGGTTGTAATATCTTTTTCGGTGGTTGTGGTAGTTAGAATACCATCGGGTTTCATTTCAATTGTTTCAGTTACTGTTTCAATAATAACTTGATCAACAACCTCGTCACATAAACCGACAGTTGTTGTGGAGCAATCTACTTGTGCTTTACTAGAAAAGGATAGGGAGACCGATATACATAGCCATAGCCAAAAATAAAAACTTTTTGAATTCGCCATCATCTACATCCTCATTTATATTAATTTTTAAAACATCATCTTTAAATACCATGCTACCTTCTGGTATCATATGTGGATTTGATTTCCATTTCTCTAAAGCTTCACTGCCAATAGAACCCATGTACGGAGGTGGTGTTCCTGCCATCACTAAACTGTCAAACACCCTTGGGTCTTGTGCTAATATACTCACCGCCGCAACTTTTAGGCCTGCAGCATACATCTGCCTACTGAGCTTGAGCAATTGACACAGCTCATCGTCCACTACAACGCCTGTAGCCAAACCAAGTATATTTGTTTGTATGGCGCCTGACGTTGCTACTTTACAAACATCAGAATTATTAACAACAACACTTGGTGCCGAAGCAGTTGGCGGTGTCGAATTTGTCACCACCGTCGAAGACACAGTGTTTGTCTCTCCATAAATTTTTTGTGAAAATAATAAAATTGATAATATTAATAAAACTCTCAACACTTCCAACGTCTCCTAGCCTGTCGTAATCTTGAATTTGGATTAGCAGCAGCCTTTGGAAATTGTTTCATTTGACCTGCACTTCTTGCACAATATGATTTTCTTCTTTTAGCAGCTTTAGATCCTTTTTTAACTTTACCTGTAACTGCTGTTTTTAATTTAGAACCAGGGTTCATTGCTCTATATTTCTTTACCCCAGCTTTAGTCATTCCCGCCCCCTTTTCAGTAGGGCGGAAATTCTTTTTATTTCTACGTGGTTGCTTATCAGCCATTATAAACTGCTTCCCATTCTAACATATAAAATATTCATAGACGCAGACACATTAAAGCTTACAGATCCTGAACTTGACTCTGCTCTAAATTCAATATCTGTTTTTTCTGTTAATGTAATGGGAAAACTATAGTTCTGTAGATGATTGCCATCTGTTAATACAATTACTTCTTTTGTGTTAAATACTCCACCATGTGGTCTTGCCACTAACAAAGTTTTTAAAACAGCGGGAGTATTTGAACTATTTCCTGTTGAGATATTTGTTTGATGAATATAAGCGTTATAGTTTGCGGGTACTGTCCAAAATGCTTGAAGACTTTGGTTTGTGCCATCTCCATTAATTGTTGTATAAACATTGGCAGGTACACCTGTAGTCACTGTTCCTGTTCCTACATAAATAGTTCCTGCGTTTGCCCCGCCACTTCCTGCGGTTAAAACTATTGCTCTGTTTACTCGTAAAAATGAATTAGTAGTAGTAACAGCTGTTTGACCATTTAGTGTTATAGTTTCAGATATTTCATTATAATCTCCGTCCAATCCAGAAATTAAAACTGTTCTTGCACCTGTTCCTGCTGATGTATCATTTGTATTAGAACTAGATACCGTCATTGTAGTTGCACTTGGTGGATAAGAATATAAACCACCTTGTTGCCAAATAGTTTCTACACTATCTCCAACGACTGAATTTTGTCCAAACTTGTAAATATGTTTGTGATAAGCGATTTGTCCCTGAGCCACCTGAAGTTCAAATGGCTCAGAGGATCCTAATTTAGAAATTGATGTGACAAGCCTAGCCATCTTATGCGTACAAAACTTCTACGTGCGTTGCTTGGTTAAAGAAAACGTAAAGATCTGTATCAAATTTAATACCTAAATCTGGAAAACTAATCGTCATTACTTCATCTTCACCAGCGCCGATTGCAGGAGTAGGAACTGTGTATTTAACAGTTCCACCTGAACCGTTATCTATTAGATCCACTCTTCCTAAAGTTGCACCGCATCTAATGCTTAACTGTAGAACTCTAGCGGGGGCACTAAGAGTGTTAGTGCCCGCAGAGACTTTAGTCGTAACTTGTCCGCTCGAAGTTAGTTCTTTATTTTTAAGACCGAACATTACGCATCCGCAAATGGAGTTACTAGAGTTCCTGAACCTAATAACTGTGCTTCGACATGATATTTATTATCAGCCATTGCAGTACATTTAATAATACTACCTGCAAGTCCACCTTTTGTTGTTCCGTTTAGTGTAATAACATCGTTAGTTGCACCAGAGATAAAAGTTTTACCTGCTGCTGAATCATCAATACCAATGTAAGCACCACCAACAAATTTATCGGTACCATCAGTTAACACGTCCATATCAGTAGCTGCTGTTTCTACAATAAAAGTAAAAGTAGCGCCTACGTTGTTAGTGTTGTTTGGATCGTTGCCTGGTCCTGTGCCGTTAGCATCAGCTGTAGCGTCAATCGTTGGTAAAGTAAATTTGCCGTCTGCATCATTACACGTTAAAATTCGACCTGCGTGGTCTGCAACTGTTAGAGTTGTATCCGCTGTTAAGCTTACTACGTTTCCAACACCTGCTCCTATGAAACCGTTAATTGATTTAACTGGCCCTTGAAAAGTCGTTTGTGCCATAATAACCTCCTATGGTGTATAGCCCTCGTCATGTAGTCTCTATACCGTCTGCCTAGTCAGTCTACACAACTTAATTAATCTAGGTACATAAGTTATAAAATAAAAAAGGCGCTCTTACAAGCGCCTTCTTCACCTAAGAAAGATTTAGTTAATTCTTATGAACCTTGAGATCCGTATACACATCTAGGATCTGAGAAACCAAAGCTGTATCTTTCACGTGCTTTATATCTCATGTTTCCTGTATCGAAATCACCTTCCATGCCAGTAGCAAGGGCAGCTCTTACGAAGTGTTTGAATCCATTAGGAGCATCAGTTTTGATGAAGTATGCATCAGTATCTGATAGGTAGTGGTTAACCACGTATCCATCAGGTAGCATACCCATGTTTCTAAGTGCGTTGATGTCATTATCAGCAGTACCAACTCTTAGAGTAGAATTTAAAATTCTATCAGCTACAAATTGAATGTTTACAGGAAGAATTAGTTTTCTACCTTGCATTGCAACTTTTAGCCCTCTTTCATCGATAAAGCCTGCAATGTCGATCATCGCTTGCTCTAATGAGGTTTCGTTCAAGTCAGCGTCAGTTGCACTTCTGTTTGAGAAAGTGCCACCTAAAGCAGTTGGGTGTGCAGTGTTTACTAATGAAACACCATCACCGCCAGCAGTTGCGAATGCATTATTTAAAATGTTCGCAGCTTTTACTTGCTTAGTGTACGCCATTGAACGTGCCAATGATTTAGTATAACGAGCCGATAAAGTGTCATACAAGTTGTCTTCGACAGCTTCCTCAGTCAAACTGAAAGCTAATGCTACAGTTTCGTGAGTATATCTAGCAGTGAAAGACTCTTGTGCAGTATCAAATTGTACTGCTGAACCTTCCTGCTTTACCGCTGCTTCACCGAAGCCAACAAGCATTACTTCTTCTTCGAATGCTCTGTCGCTTGATTCTTGGTCAAAGATCTCAGCATGTTCATTCTCATATCGAGAATATTCCATACCGAAGAGGGCATTTAAGCCAGGCTCTAGTTCTTTGGCCAGTTGTGCTCTATTAATCGCCATAGTCTAGTCCTCCTTATAAGCCCACAGTACCAGTACCACCATTAAGAGAGTGATTGTTAATTTTGATAACCAATTCACTGTTGTTCGCTGTCGCGTCGTTACTTGGTATATCATAAAAATCAATCAATCTTACTTGGTGTGTAGCTGTTACTGCACCTGTGCTTGAGTCAATCTCAACACCAGAAACACCTGTTGTAGTGCTTCCTGCGCCAAAGATTAAGTTAGCGTTTAAGTTAAGGTCTGCCGCCACAAGATTAGAACCGACTGAATCTTGTTGTGCTATGTACATTTGATCTGGATCATCTGCAACAAAAGCAATCGCATCTCCTGGAGATAACGATGCAGGAAAGTAATTTCTATACGTCGGTTTGCCAGTAGTTGGATCTGTGTAAAAACAACCCATAAATACTCCTAACAGTGCGTCACTTGCAGTAGCTACTTCAATAGTTCCGTCATTTTTATATTTAACGGGGTCGCCAGTGAAGATCGCAGTACTTTGGTTATCACCTATAGAGTATTTAGTAGTTCCAGTTGTCCCACCTGGAGCCGAACCTACTTTAGCAATTGGACGTAAACCGAATGCGGCATCTATATTAGCCATATTAGTCTCCTATTACTTATCTGGAGACATTTTAATCTTACTCATTAAGATTTCTTGCCCCCAAATGTTACTCTGCTTTGCCTTTCCTGATGGATTGGCATGCTAGGGTGCTCATCTTTATGTAGATCACTTTCAATAGCTGCTGTCTTATCGTTTGTAAGATTACGGAAATAATCATCCCGATCCTCTTTTACTTCAACAGGACAACGCATCAATAATAATCCGCCGATACCTATTACACCTTTGTATTTGCCGTCAGCAATAGATGGTAAATCCATTCTATCGGGATATTCCTCTGCTTGTACAAATTCATATCCACTTCGTAGCCTACCAATGATATTTTTTTCATCAGCCATGCCACGATATTCAGCTCTTACCCACCTGTGGTGAAAACCTTCTGGTGGTTCAGGTGCTTCTAAGTTCGAAGGAGGAACCCATCCCCTCTTTCGAGCATCCTTTTCACGGGTTTCTAATTTGCGTGAGGTTTTGTTTATTTTTTCAGTACTCATATTAATTCTCCTTCACGTGTTTTGCGTACTCTTCAAGTGGCACACCAAGTTTTTTTGCAATAGCTACCTGTGAGGGTGTGAGTTTCACAGTGCGGCGTCCTGTGGACGTTGTTCGTACAGCTGAGGCAACTTTTTGCCTCGGTTTAACCTCCTCAAACTTGTGAGGAAACTCGTTTTTTACACGTTGGTTTATTTCATTATAGTATTCATCACTCTCTACGTCAAATCCTTCTTGTACTAAATCCTTATGAATTTCCATTGCCGTAAAGGTCATAGCTCTATCACTATTAAACCAAGTATTATCTTGAGCCCATTGTCTGGCTTTCTCACTCGGTGGTTTAACTTCAGGTTGTTGTGTAAATTCAGGAAGTCTTGACTCTTCCTGTGAAGAATTTTCCATTTGCACTTTTTGTGTTGCTAGATTTTGCCTTTCCACTGCCATTCTTGAAATAGCTTGTTGAGCCTCAACTTGTTTTTCCGTATCGTTTTCTTGAATAGCTGCTTGCAATGCTCTCTTTGCAAACTCCTCTTGAGCATCTAATTTTTTTGATGTCTCATCTATCCATTGTGTATCTCTTTGTTTAACTTGAGCTTGTAAGACTTTTTGCTGTTCTTGTACTTTTTTAGCATAGTCAATTGCTGCCTGCTCACGTCTTTCTGCTTCACGCATTTTACGTGTTAGTTTATCAATACGACGTTTTACTGACTGCGAATAATCTTCAAGCTCTTCCTTTTTTGTTTCAGCTTCCTGTTGAACTTCTTCAACTTGAACTTCTGCTTCAGGATTTACTTTCTTTTCTTCCTCTTTCAATTCCACTTCGACAGGATCACCAGAGGTATCTATCGGGATCATTTTGTCATTTTGTGATTGTACTTGCATAGAATCCTCCATGTTACATTATGTTAGCTGGCAAAATATCTCTCGGATCATCAACGACTGCCAGAATCTCATCTTCGTTAATAATACGCAACTCACCACCATCAATCTTTACTCGAGATCCTGCATAGCGAGTTATTATAACCCAATCACCCTCTTTACACCAAGGACCATCAGGATATCTCTCTTTATCTTTGTAGCACAAAGATCCAGTCTTTAAGACTTTACAAATATTTGTTGTTATTTGTGATTCTTCTACTGTTTCATCAGTAAGAATAACACCACCTTTTGTTTTACCTTTTAATTTTA